TGGTCCGAGTGGCGAGACTTGAACTCACGGCCTCTTGACCCCCAGTCACCGAAAAGTGACGGAATATCAACGGAAAATCGCTCGAGGGGGGTAACAAGGGGGTAACGAGGAAACTATATCGCATCTGTGATTTTTCGGAGGTCTGTCAGGTTGACATCCTGATAATAGCGCAGCATTTCAGGACTTGCATGACCGATCAGTTCGAGCTTGTCCTTGTCCGACGCCTGAATGTTTTTCATCAGCGTCGCGAAGGTATGGCGGCACGTATGGGGAGAGTATTTGTGCCGCTTGTTCTCAATCGGATTATCAATGCCGATGGCCTTTAATGTGGGATAGAAAACCTCGTCGCGAAAATAGTCATATCTGAACGCGTTTCCTTCTTCGTTGCAGAACAGCGCGCCGGATATCTTATCTTTCGACAGCCGGTCTATGATGGGCTGAATCTTGGGGGATATCGTGACGGTTCTATTCTTGCCCGCTTCAGTCTTGATACCAGCTCGAAGCACCTTTTCTTTCTTGTCGTAGTTATCAATCGACAGGCCGAGAAATTCTGTAGGGCGGAAGCCGAGGTAACACATGCAGTAGATATAGTCGGCGTATGGAATCACGCCGCAGGCCTCTTTTATCTTTTTGATCTGGTCGGCATCAAAACTCGCGCGCGGCGCGGCGTTTTCACCGGTGACGGTGAGATACGGGGCCATACTCATAGGGGCGTATCCGCGCGGAACGGCGTACTTATAGATCAGGCTGCACACGGTGCGCATGTTCTTCTTTGTCTGTTTGGCGCGCGGGCAGTCATCAATGCATTCTTGGATGTCATCAATCTCGACCGCGGCCAGTTTCATAAATTCGATCGATGCAAAATACTTTTCGGCAGCGGCATAGCAATTCAGCGTGGACTTGTCGGCTCGGTGCGTCGGGAACCATAATTCGTATGCCTTGCGCCAAGTGATATCCTTTTCACGGGGCTTTTGCGTCCGCAGCATAGGGATATATTCTAAGGCTTCTCGTTTTGTGCGGAAGCCGCATTTTTTTGCCTTCACGCGGGTCAGCTTGCCGTCCTCTTCGCGGTAGCCTTTGGTGATTTCGGCTACCCATGAAGAGCCGCGCTTATAGACTGTGCCTGTCCCGTTGCCGCGCTTTGTGGCCTTGCGGTCGACGGATGCCTGCTTTTTCCCGCACATAGGACAAAACAGCGCGCCATCCGGCAGCGCTGCTTTACATTTGATGCAGTTTCCCATGTCAGCCCCTCCAAAAACCATAGTCGACGCAGTGCATATCGATATACAAACCCCATGCAGCCAGCAACACCACCATGATAAACAGAATTAAAATCACGCCGTTTCGGATACGGACGCCGCGCCGCATGATCTCAATGGTATCAGCCTTTGCGTCAACATGGCGTTCCAACTCATCATTGCGCGCCTGCAAAGTTTCCTCGGTCGGCGTCAAGTGTTCGGAAATTCCGAATATTTCATCAAGGGATATGCCGAGCACCTTGCAGATCGGCGCGACGGTATAAATGGACGGGGCTTTCGACAGCTTGGAAAAGAAGTTCTGGACGGTGGACAGCGGCACGCCGGAAGCGTCGGAAATGTCCTGATAGGTCAGTTTCAGTTCTTCTTTACGGATTCTACACAGCTCTTGAATGTTCATTTATATCACCTTAACTTTTCCGGTTTTCGTACTTTTGGGGTGCCAAAAGTGGGTCTGTCGAACGCGGTCGAATGCCGTCGTGTTGCAAGGTCTTGGTATTGAAGTGGTAAGGTAAAGCGCGATATGGTCAAAACAAGCAGCGGCGACCGCTCCCCGCTGCTGCCGAAAAGCCCTCGCCGGTGTTGCAGAGGCGGCGAGGGCTTTTACTTAAATATCCGGGAAAGAATCTTTTGGCACTATATCAGTGCTCATATTCCCGTTGGATACTTTATAGAGAGTAAGCGTCCAACCGTAAACCATCTCGTCATCTGCGGTAAATTCAAACATTTCGTTGCATTTGAAGTACTCGGTGTTTTCACCAAACTTATATTCTTTCCCGTACCAGTCCGAACCATACGCATAATAGATTTCGTATGTCCCGAGAGGAACATCTACTTCGGCACTTTTTGCCGACACGAGGAAAGACATCGCTCCGTTAGATATTGCCTCTCTGTCGATTGGGTTTAGCACGATATAGAAATTTGAGCCGCCGGCGGTTTGTACTGTCAAAGGTGCGACCTGATCGCCAGACGGATATGTGACAATCTGTCCGTTTTGAATGGGCACAGGCTGCAATGGAACGAGCCTGCCGCCCCCGCCGCCAGTTGTTTCAGTTGTTGACTTTATTGGTGGGGTGTCATTCATGTCAGATTCTTTCAAAGGGACATCTTTTTCGATTGAAATCCAGATGACCCCGCAGATGACGAGCGCGAAGCACAATGGTTTCAATGCTGCCAGCAGAAGATCAACTTCCGGAGAGCGCCGCTTCCTATTTGGCTGCTTCTGCCTGTTTCGCTTGGCTTCGTTTTCTAAAACCATTTGACGATAGACGCGGTATTGCTCGACGGTCATTCCCATCATGAACGCGTCGTATTCTTCTTGCGTCATTTGAGTTAGGCCGGGAGATTCGTCAAATTCATCAACTGTTGGTTCAACGGGATAATCATGGATATCGCGTGAGGCGGATTCCGGCTCAACCTGCGTCGAGGTTTCTGATACCGCCTCATCAGGGGCAGGCTGCTTTGACTTAGAGGACACCGCCTTAATGACTTTCTTTACTTTGCGGTGCTGGTAGTGCGCTTGCTTTTCAAAGTAATTCGGGTCGGTATACAATCCCATGCACAAGACCTCCTAAAACCATTCCGCCGTGGTGAAATGAACCTCGGCGCGGTATATGATAAGTGAAACTATTTACATACGGAGGATAAAAAGATGAACGACAAACAGCGCCAAGAGTACTTAACGATGTCAGATGCGCAGAAAAAGGAGTTTTTGCGAAAAGAGGTAGAGCGGATCGCCGCGCTGCCGGAAAACGAACACGACGCGGCCTTTGACGCGCTACGCGAGGCCGTCATGCCGAAAATCACCGATCTTCCGGTGAAGGGGAGCGATCTGAGCTACGGGGAATATTGTCAAAAGAAAGGTCTCGATTGGCGTACAGGGGAACCCAACCGCGCATGAGGTCGCCATAGGGCACGCAGAACGCAGCGGCGACGCGGCGCAGCTGCTCGTCGGTGGGCGCTTCCAGCCCGAGCGCGATATTTCCCGCCACGTTAAAGTCACAGCCGATGATCTGCTGTAACGTGGCCGTTGGGACCTTATACTGCGCGGCCAGAATCGCGACAGGGTGCGGCGACCAGATGCGCGCGGTATCCATATCTACATATGGGCGCTCGTCCTCTTTGGGGGCGGGCGCTTTTTCTGTGCCTTTTTCCGGCAGAGCGGGAAGCTCGTCGCCATCCAGCTCGGCAAGCGTGATACCGAAATGGTCGGCGATCTTCTGGCGCGTTTTTGCATGAGGGATAGCTTTTCCAGCTTGCCAATTTAACACAGCTTGGTTTGTCGACCCAATTATCTTAGATAAGCGATAGGCAGAATAGTCCCTTTGAGTCATGCAATAGTTTAGATTTTCGGTAAATGCCATAAATATTGACCTCTATTATTGTGTACAATGATACGTAATCATTTATTGACATATGCTCAATCATTAAGTATAATTAAGACCGAGGACAGGTACTGAAAAGCCAAGCCACCCCGACAAATCGAGCTGGCGCGAATTAATGTTTGTAGCAAAACTTAGAGTAGCACCAATGCTCCAATTTGTCAACATTTTAATCAAATTTGGAGGCGAAAAAGATGGGGTTCCCTGAAAACCTTGCTCGGCTACAGGCTGAGCACGGCGAGACGAATTATCGTCTTGCGAAAGAGATCGATGTCTCGCAGACGTCGATCAAAAGCTGGAAAGATGGCGCTTGCTACCCGCACCCGCGCCACATCAAACGGCTTGCCAAGCACTTCAAGGTAAAGGAAGAAGCGCTTACGGGTAAGGAGGACACATGAACGAGCTAATCAAGATCACTTACAACAATGACCGCCCTGCTGTCTCTGCGCGAGACCTGCACGATTTTCTCGAAGTGAAGACGGCTTATAAAGACTGGTTCCCGAGAATGTGCGAGTACGGGTTCACCGAGGGCGAAGATTTCAACCCGCTCAAAATTGAGCGAGTTCAAAACGAGGGTGAGCGCATGGTTGCTCGAACGGTTGACGACGCAGTGCTCACCATCGACATGGCGAAAGAGCTTTGCATGATCCAGCGCAATGAAAAGGGCAAGCAGGCTCGCCAGTATTTTCTTCAAATCGAAAAGGACTGGAACAGCCCGGAGAAAGTCATGGCCCGCGCGCTGCAAATCGCAGGGGACAAGCTCAAGCGGCTTGAAAGCAAGGTCGAGGCCGACGCGCCGAAGGTGCTTTTTGCCGATGCGGTCAGCGCAAGCAAGACTTCGATCCTCGTCGGCGAGCTGGCGAAGCTGCTGAAACAAAACGGCGTTGACATCGGGCAGCACCGACTGTTCCGTTGGATGCGCGAAAACGGCTATCTGATTCGCCGGAACGGCACGGACTTCAATATGCCAACACAAAAATCAATGGACTTGGGGCTTTTCACCGTTAAGGAAACGGCAATCACCCATTCTGACGGTACGGTGACGGTGAGCAAGACCACGAAAGTCACCGGCAAAGGCCAGCAGTATTTCATCCAGAAGTTTCTTGGAGAGGAAGGAACACGCAAATGAGCATAAATGAGTTTGCCGGTAAAGTCGATTCCATAGGGTGTGATCTTTCTGGTGTGACCGACACACTGTCCCTCTGCATCGCAGGGGCAATTCAAGAAGGCGAACTCTCTGAGACCGGAGACTGCCGGTTTTACGGGGCACTGATTCAGATTGAAATGGCGTTACGGCGCGTGGAAGAGGAATTGTGCTGTGAAGCTCAAGCGGCATTGGACAGCAAGGAGGAACGCACATGACGGTGGAAGAAATGCTTGCATCGGACAAGCCGGTGCTGACACCGGCGGATATCGCGCCGGTACTCGGGCGGAAGCCCTATTCGATCAGCATTGCGGCGAAAGACCACCCCGAACAGCTCGGATTTCCGGTCAGCCGCATCGGAACGATCACGGTCATCCCGCGGCTTTCGTTCCTGAAATTTCTTGGATATGAGGTGGAGGCATGATCGACACGTTGTTTTTCGGCGGCATCGCCGCTGCGGTGATCGCGCTGAACGGCTGTGACTTTGCAACCTCCCTCGCCGTCATCGGCGCATGCGCGGTGTGCAAGGCGCTGTATGAGCTGCTGCCGTATATCGACAGGGGGTGCAGACGATGAAACGGCACGACAAGCGCACGAGAGAGCAGCGCAAAGCGGACGAGGCGATGCTTTTTGCCGGTATTTGCCTGTTGCTGGCGGCAGTGCTCATCGCGGTCTCGGCGATGATGTGATGTACCGCTGCGAATGGTGCGGGCTGACCTTTGACGAGCCCGACGTCTTGCGCAGGCGCGAGAACCTTGACGGTGAGCGCGGCTATGCCCTTGTGACGGAAAAGTTCTGCCCGGACTGCGGCGCAGAGGAAATGTATTTTGAAGAATTGGAGGAGACCGAAGATGGATAACACCCTGATGAAAGTGACTCAACTCCCCGTGATCGAGGAGCATTTGAGGAGCCGGAAGGAGCAGACGGAGCAGCGCGTCGCAGAGGCAATGAGCCTTGTCTGCACCGACGAGACCTTAACCAGCGTGAAGAACATTCGCGCCGAAATGAACCGCGAGTTTGCCGATGCCGAGACCCAGCGCAAGGCCATTAAAGCCGCAATCATGGAGAAGTACGACAGCTTCGAATCCGTCTACCGTGAGTGCATCGCCGACCCGTACAAGCGCGCCGACGCAGACCTGAAAGCCAAGATCGACGCGACGGAAAGCGAGATCAAGAGCCGCTGCAAGGAAATGCTGCTGTGCTATTTTCGGGAGCTGTGCGCGGTCAACGAGATCGACTTCCTTTCGTTCGGGCAGACCGGCGTTAAGGTCGATATGGCGAGCGCCAGAGCCAAGACGCCGAAGAAGCTCATGGAGCAGATCAAGCTAAAGGTGGACGGCGTGGCGCAGGACATGAAAACCATCGGCACGATGAGCGAGAACGCGCCGGAGATCATGGTGGAGTACAAAAATAACCTCGACCTCTCGCTTGCGATCTCCGTTGTCAACGAGCGTCACCGCCGCGCCGAGGAGGAGCGCGAGGCCGTGAAACGCCGCACGGAAATGGAGGAGGCCCGCGTTGCCGGAGCACCCGTCCGCGAGGATACTGGCGCAGCGGCCCCGCAGGTCGTCCCGAAGCGCGTGGAGCAGGCGGTGGTCGAACGCCTCACGGTGTCGTTCCGCGTGACCGATACGCGCGAGCGCCTGCGCCTTTTGAAGCAATTCCTTGTCAGCAATGGCTATCAGTACGAATGATTATTTGAGGAGGATATTACCATGAACGAAATGCAGACCTACAACAGCACCGAAGTTGTGAGCGCCAAGAGCGTGAACACCGAAATGATGATTTCCCGTCAGGCGCAGGAGGTACAGGCGGCAATGGTCGTCGCCAAGCGCTTTCCCCGTGACGAGATCGAAGCGAACAACCGCATTCTCAACGCCTGCAAGCGCAAGAGCCTTGCCGAGCGCGCGATCTATGAATATCCGCGCGGCGGCGAGAACGTGACCGGCCCCTCAATCCGTCTCGCCGAGGTCATGGCACAGAATTGGGGCAACCTCGACTTCGGCATTACCGAGCTGGAGCAGAAAAATGGCGAGAGTACCGTCATGGCCTACTGCTGGGATTTGGAGACCAACACCCGCCAGACAAAGATCTTCACCGTGCCGCATATCCGCTACACCAAGAAAGGCAGCGTTGCCCTCACCGACCCGCGCGACATCTATGAAATGGTCGCCAATCAGGGCGCGCGCCGTATGCGCGCATGCATTCTTGGCATTATCCCCGGCGACGTGGTAGACGCCGCTCTTGCGGCGTGTACCAAGACGATGATGGGAAAGAGCGATGAACCCATGATTGACCGCGTACGCAAGATGGGACAGGCGTTCAAGGACGATTTCGGCGTACCGATGGAGTGCCTTGAAAAGTACATCGGTTGCAAGGCCGAAGCGTTCACGGCGCAGAGCATCGTGCGCCTGCGTAATGTATATACCTCACTAAAAGAGGGACGCGCGAACCGCGAGCAGTATTTTGATCTTCCGACCGTCGAAGTGGACGAAACTACAGGCGAGGTCAAGAACGAGCTGCCCGCTCCCGCTGATGCCATCGGTACGCCGGACGACGGAAAGACCGGCATTCCCAAGCAGGTGAGCATGAATGATCTGTAAGGTCAAGGTCATTTCGACCGGCTCCAAGGGGAACGCCGTACTGCTGAATGATGAAATACTCATTGACTGCGGCGTTCCCTTTCGGGAACTCGAACCATACTGCAATGGGTTGAGGCTCGTCCTGCTGACGCACGTTCACGGCGACCACTTTAACCCCGAGACCATCAAGCGCCTGCACTTCCTGCGCCCTGCGCTGCGCTGGTGCGTCCCTCCGTGGCTCATGGACCCGATGGGACGCATCGGCGTGGACCGCCGCGTGACCGACGAGGGCATGGCAGGCCATGTGCTGTTCTACTCCTGTTCCCTTCTCTACCCCGTCTATGTGTCCTACAATTCCATTCCTCACGATGTTCCGAATTGTGCGTGGCATATCGAATTTGCAAACGGCGAGCGCGTGTTCTATGCGACGGACTGCGCCTCGCTGGACGGCATTGTGGCGCAGGACTACGACCTTTATCTGATCGAAGCCAATTACGGCGAAGAGGAGATACAGGAGCGCATGAAGCGCAAGCTGGAGGCGGGAGAATTCAGCTATGAGAGCCGCGCGATGGAGAGCCATCTATCCCGCGAGCAGGCGCGCGCATGGCTCGCCCAAAACGCCGCCATCGGCAAGAGCCATGTGCTCTATCTGCACCAACACCAAAGCGAGGAGGAATTGAAATGAGCATGAATCGAATCTGCCTGATGGGACGCATCGGGCGTGACTTGGAGCTGAAAAAGACGAACAGCGGCGTATCCGTTGTGTCGTTCCCTCTTGCCGTTGATCGCAACGGCAAAGAGGGCGGCACAGACTGGATCGATGTTGTCGCATGGCGCGGCACGGCGGAAGTGCTCTGCAACTACGCTGATAAAGGTCGCATGATTGGCGTTGAAGGGCACTTGCAGATGCGCGACTGGACGGACAAGAACGGCAACAAGCGCAGGAGCTACGAGGTGCAGGCCGACAGCGTGTATTTTGCGGACAACAGGCGTTTGGAGGGGAATGATACCACCGCGCCGCAATACGCCGCAGAGAGCGCCGCAGGCGGCTTTGCAGAGGTCAGCGAGGACGACGGCGAGCTGCCGTTTTAAGGCGGTGGCGGTATGGGAGCTGCATCTACAAGGTGCTATGTAAAGGCATATTACGACTGGATCGAGCAAACAGCAGCACTGGAAGATGACGAAAAAGGCCGTCTGTTTGTTGCGATTTTAGAATATGCCAGGTCGGGTGAAATTCCAGACAACCTCGGGAGAGAATCCCTTTTATTTCCGGTATTTAAGTCGGTCGTTGACCGTGACGCTCAAAAATCTGATGCGCTGGCTCAGAATGGAGCGGCTGGCGGCAGAGCACCAAAAGCAAATGCAAGCAAATGTAAGCAAACGCAAGCAAATGCAAGCAAATGTAAGCCTACTAATAACATAAGACATAAGACAGAAGACGAAGAACATAAGACAGAAAACGATATACCCTCTAAATCCCCCTCTACGAGGGACGCATTCGAGCGTTTTTGGTCAGTTTACCCGCGAAAAATCGGGAAACAGTCTGCTAAGAGAGCTTTCGAGCGGGTCAAAGTCCCACTCGAAACACTTGTGACCGCAGTGGAGCGGCAGAAGTGCAGCGACCAATGGACGCAGAACAACGGGCAGTTTATTCCACACCCCGCTACATGGCTGAATCAAGGCCGGTGGGACGATGAGCTACCCGAGAGCGGCAGAGGGTATCACTACGACTACGGCAACACGGAGGGAAGCCTATGAACGTTGACGCATTGATCGACAGCATCGCGAAAAAGGCCGAGCCTGTTCGTGATCTGGTCGATTACGAGAAAGACGGGCTGCTGTACTGCGGCCATTGCAACACGCCGAAGCAGTGCCGCATCCCCATCGGCGGGAATGTCCGCCTTGTCGGGTGCCAGTGTGCTTGCGCGGCGCGAGAGTACGAGGCCGAGAAAAAAGCTCGCGCTGACCGTGAGAAGCGACTACGCATCGAAACGCTGCGTGCTGACGGAATCCGCGACAAGAGCCTGACGGCGTGCCGGTTCGACAAGGCGACGATGAGTGACGAGATCGTCAAATGCAAACGCTATGCCGACGCATGGGACGATATGCGGCGCGAGAACAATGGGCTTCTGCTGTGGGGCAACACCGGCAACGGGAAGACCTTCGCGGCGGCGTGTATCGCCAACGAGCTGATTGACCGCGGGATCCCGGCGATGATTACGAGCTTCCCGCGAATCCTCAACGCGGGATACGACAAGAAAGAAATCGTCGAGCAGGTGCACTATTACCCGCTGATGGTGATCGATGATCTCGGCGCAGAGCGCAGCAGTGAGTACGCAATGGAGACGGTTTACACGGTCATTGACGAGCGATACAAGGCCAAGAAGCCGCTGATCGTCACCACAAACCTGACGCTTGACGAGCTGTGCAGGCCGAAAGACATGGCCTATCAGCGCATCTATGACCGCATCCTCGAGATGTGCACGCCACTGGTATTCAAGGGCGATAGCATGAGACGCGACAAGGCAAATCAGCGCATGAGGCACGTCAAATCGGTGTTGGCAGGCGGTGCGCCGTGAGCGGGTATCGCGGGGGCATTTTCAAGTGCCCGTTTTACTCGCGGGACTACCGCGACTATCTCAACTGCGAGGGCGCACAAGTCAAGCTGCCAAAAGAGGAGCTGGACGAATATACGCGGCGCTACTGCGCCAACGAAGAATGGCGGCGCTGCCCGATCGCTCGGGCGCTGACGCTGCACTACGAAAGGACGGAGAACCGATGAGCGAAAGAAACAGGGACAAGATCAAGCGGCTCGAGCATGAGCTTGGCAGATACCAGAAAAAAGTCGACGAGCTGATGAAAGCGAATGCGAAGCTGCGCGAGGATATGAAGGGGCTGAACCAGCTGCGCATGGCGTTCGATGCTTGGATTATCCAGATCGCGCTTGCCTACGGCGAGGCAGTGAAGGACCCCGATACGGGAGAAGATATCCCACGCATGAAGGCGCTCCACCTCGAAAGGCCGAAGGTGAACCCGCTGCTTGGGGACTACGAGATTCACCAGCGCGTCGATGAGAAGAACGTGATGCATATTGCAGTCGGTTTGCGGGATGATCCTGCGGACGGCAAACGGGAGGCCAACGATGGCTCTGACATCGGCTGACCTCGCGAGGCTCGGGCCGCAGGCGCAGAAGCAGGTGCTTGACAAACTGGTGGGCGAACAGAAGTCGAAGAAAAGCAAGTACGGCAACCGCAAGGTCATCCGCGACGGCATCAAGTTTGACTCCGAGCGCGAGGCGGCGCGGTTCGGCGAGCTGAAAGTGCTGCGAGCGATGGGCAAGATTCGCGACCTGCGGCTGCAAGCCAATTTCACGCTCGTGGAGGGCTACACGACCATTGAGGGCGAGAGGATCAAGCCGATGGTCTACCGCGCGGATTTTGTTTACGAGCGAGCAACTGGGCCGGACTGCAACGGCACGGTGCATTGGCTGCGCGAGGTCGAGGACGCAAAGGGCGTGAAAACGAAAGACTATCTGCTGAAAAAGAAACTGATGCAGGGCAAGTACGGCATCACGATCCGCGAGGTGTGAGATGAGCTTTGAGCATTGCCACTTCTGCAAGCCGCCTGTGCGCTATCCCGGATGTCAGGACCATTGCCCGCACTACGCGGAGGATATTGCGAAAGTCCGGGCGGCGAAAGCCGAAGAGAAGCGGCAGACGCAGGCAAAAGACGATTATTTGGGCGCGCGCCAGTTCAAGACGCGGCGCGGGCAGAAACTGAGAAAATAAAGGGAGCGAAAAGATGAATGCAAAAGACACTGCGGAGCGGATCCGCAATCTGAGAAAAGCAAGGGGCATGAGCCAATCGCAGTTTGCCGCCATGTGTGGCCTTGTGCAGGGGCAGCTTGCGAATTATGAGTATGGGCGCATTATGCCGACCATCCCGTTGTGTGAGCGCATCTGTGAGGCCGTGGGCATCCGTGTGACGGACTTCCTGAGCGAGGATAAAGCGCCGAAGGGGCCTATCCCGACCGAGCAGCGCATCGGCGAGCGCGTCAAGGCGTGGCGGCAGATGCGCGGGCTGAATCAGGAGGCCCTCGCAGAAAGGGCCGGAATAGCGGACAGCACGATATCCTGCATTGAGCGAGGCGGACGATACGGCGCGGTATCGACGTATCTTTACATCGCGGAGGCGCTGAATGTCCCTATCGAAACGCTGTTAGGGGGCGAGTGATATGAGCCGATTTGTTATGAGCAAAACGCCGTGGGAGCGCTGCCCATATCCGGGGCTGAAAGCGTTTTTGGAATCGACGAATTACAACCAGACGACGCTCGCCGCCGCAACGGGCATCAGCGCGTCGGTCATCAGTCAATATGTCAAGGGCGATATCGAGCCGACCATCCAAAAGCTGCTGGCGCTGGAAGACTTGACGGGCCTGACGTTCCGGGAGATGTTCGGGGAATGCGAGGGGCGGAGATGAAAGTTCTGGTCGCCTGCGAGGAATCGCAGGAAGTATGCAAGGCGTTCCGTGCGCTTGGGCATGAGGCGTATTCCTGCGACATTCAGGAGCCGTCCGGAGGACACCCGGAGTGGCATATCCTTGGCGATGCGCTCAAGGCCATTGAGGGGGGGCAAGTGACCACAATGGACGGGCAGGCGCATGACGTCGGCAAATGGGACATACTGATCGCGCACCCACCGTGCACGTACCTGACTGTTACCGGGAATCGCTGGTTTAATGCGGGAAGATATGGCGAAAAGGCGGTCAGACGGTTGCAGTTGCGGGAAGAAGCTGCGGTGTTTTTTATGGCCTTTGTAAATGCCAACGTTTGTAAAATCGCGGTAGAAAATCCGGTCGGATATATGTCTACATACTATCGTAAGCCTGATTGTATTATCCAGCCGTATGAATTCGGACACCACGCAAGGAAAAAGACTTGCCTGTGGCTAAAAGGCTTACCCTCTTTGAGACCGACAAACATTGTAGATGCAGGAGATATTTTGCCAGGTGGATACAGTGTGGGGGCAAGCGCAAACTATGCAAAAGACGAGACTGGTAAGATTATGCGATGGAATGACCCACGTACGGCAAAAGCAAGGAGCAAAACCTTCCACGGCATCGCCAAAGCAATGGCGGAGCAATGGGGCGGAGACATTAGGGAGAAAGCATGAACATCGGAGACACATACAGCCGGACACCCGCAGCCTTTGAGGGCGCGAGCGGATTATGCAGTTTTGAAAAATTGAAAACCGTGCACGGCAGAATCGTCTACATCAACGAGGCGCACCGCTACTTTACGGCGGATGCGGATATCAACGGGAAGAATCTCAGAGAGAGTTTTAAATTTTAACAAAAATCAGGAGGGATTTCATCATGAACAACAATCAGGACTACATCGTTCGCTGCGACCGCGCAGGCGTATTTTTCGGCAAGATCAAGGAGAGAAACGGCTCCGAGGTCACCATGACGGAGGTGCGAAAGCTGTGGAGCTGGGACGGCGCGTGTGCCGTGGAGCAGTTGGCGCAGGATGGCACAAAAACACCGGGCAACTGCCGTTTTACCGTGACGGTCCCGGAGATGACCGTGTTTGGTGCGATCCAGATCATCCCGTGCACAGACACGGCATCTGCGTCTCTTCGAGGTGTAAAGGAGTGGAAGAGATGACGCTTGACGAGAAGATCAAAGCATTTCTGACTGTGAGCTACGGCGACGGCTCCGGCTCCGGCGACGGCTACGGCTACGGCCCCGGCTACGGCTACGGCTCCGGCTACGGCGACGGCTACGGCTACGGCTCCGGCTACGGCGACGGCTACGGCGACGGCTACGGCGACGGCTACGGCGACGGCTACGGCTACGGCTCCGGCGACGGCGACGGCTACGGCTCCGGCTCCGGCTACGGAATTAAAAGCTTCAACCGGAAAACGGTTTATCGAATTGACGGCGTAAACACGCTGATTCGTTCCGTGCGCGGAAACACTGCGCACGGGGCAATTTTGAACGGCGATTTGACGCTCACACCGTGTTATATCGTCAAGCAGGACAACATTTTTGCACACGGCGAAACGCTGCGCGAAGCAATGGAAGCGCTGCGAGACAAGCTTTTCGAGGATATGCCGGAAGATGAGCGCATTGATGCGTTCCTGCGCGAAACAGACCGAGAGAAAGTATATCCGACACTGTATTTTTACGACTGGCATCATCGCTTGACCGGTTCGTGCGACATGGGGCGAAAGCAGTTTGCCCGTGACCACGGTGTTGACCTTGAGCACGGCATGATGACGCTGATGGAGTTTTTGGAGCTGACAAAAGACGCTTACGGAGGCGATGTGATTCGAAAAGTGATTAGTAAGATGCAGGAGGTGGAGTGATGGAACGACTAACATACCGTGTCTGGCGTGCTATGCGTAAGAGATGCGCCCTTAAGACTGATACGCATTATAAGCGATACGGGGGCCGAGGTATCTCGGTATGCGAAGATTGGCAAAGTTTTTTAGCGTTTAAAAAGTGGGCAGATGAGAACGGGTATAAAGAAGGCCTTACCATTGACAGGGTAGATAATAATGGGGATTATTGCCCAGAAAATTGTCGTTGGGTTGACAGAAAAACTCAGGCAAACAATTTGGAAGTGACTGTGAAAATTAAAGTAATAGATACCGAAAAGACGTTGCATGAGTGGGCTGACTTTTTAGGTATAAACCCGTATACGTTATATGATAGGCTGAGGGCTGGATGGCCGCCAGAACGTGCTCTTTTTGAACGCGTAAGTTTAAATAAATATGAGCACCAAAAGAAAGCATTGGAGGCGATGAAGGATGAATGATTGCAAAAACATGGACTGCCCGTGGCGCTCAAACTCTACAAGCAACCCGTACCATTGCGATATTTTCATTTGCCAGAGACGTGACGACGGAACGGTTTTGATTGCGAGCAATCACACGCTGACCAAAGACGAACTTATAGCTTTAAGGAGGGCTGAAAATGGCTGAATACATTGAGCGCGGTGCATTTATCGAGTTGGTGAAAGATATTCCAATGTGGGGCAGCGTGGCGGCTATGTTTGCGGATAGAATCCCCGCCGCCGATGTTGCCCCGGTGGTGCATGGGCGGTGGATAGTCCGATTTGGCGGCCCATATAATCGTCGTAGATGCTATTGCTCGCATTGCGGAAAACATAACGGGGTTGGTGGCATAGCTAAAAACCAAGAAAAGCCGTACTGCCCCAACTGCGGCGCAAAGATGGACGGAGGTGACAGCGATGAGGCTGATCGACGCTGATTTATTGGAAGACCAGTTTGGAATATCCGATGAAGACCTTCTTGCGCTTGACGAAATTCGACACGCTCCCACCGTTGATGCCGTGGTCGTGACGCGGTGCAAGGACTGCAAGCACAGCGCGCTGCCGTCTGAACTTCCCCAGCGATACGGGAAGCCGGGGATACTGACGTGTCACAACAGATATTCGCCATGTAATAGACGCAACGTTGGTGAGGACGATTTTTGCAGCTACGGCGAACCGAAGGAGTCCAAAAATGCTGACGATCACGATTAAAGCCAACGTCCCCGCCGCTGACGCGCAGGGCATCAAGGAGCGCATCGCCATGGACATTGAGCGATACGGCGATTGTAAAGTCGTGAGCGTCGTGAGCGACCGGGGACGGGAAGAACAGCTACGAATGAAAGGAGCCAAATTATGAGCATCAACGTAAAGAAGTACACCAAAGACCAGATGGCGAAGATGGTGGAGGACGCGCAGGCGGAAGTGCAGGAATTAAGGCGGGTAAACGCCGCACTGACCGAGCAGATCGACCAGATGAACGGCGAGGCCATCAACAAGGCAAACGAGATCGCGAACCTGAAAGCGGACGCGGATGCGCTGCGAAACAAGCTCGCTGACACCGAGGCGGCGCTTGGGCGAGCGAATGATGAGTGCGCTTTTAAGCAAGAGGCCCTTAATGTAATGCGCAATAGAAAATACAACGCTGAGCAACGCGCCAATTACGCAGAATCCCACCCGTGGCGCAACCTGTGGGCGTGGCTCAAAAGAAAGCTCAAAATGGCATAAGAAGAGGCGGGGCGAAAGCCCTGCTTCTCTTTTTGCCGTGAGGGAGAACCCCTTTCTTTTCTTTTATATTTCTTTTCTTTCGGGAGAGGGTGCTATATGCAGGATGTATCTATGTTGTGTGTATGTAACTATACAAGGGAGAGCACAGGAAGAGGGAGAGAAAGTTTCCACGCCCGTGGTGAGAAATAAAAGATGGCGTGTTACCGTCGGAAATAGGAAGCTCGGTTCCCCGAGCGGGGGATAAGAATGCTGTGCGATAAGGCCGAGGACGGGGGGCTTGCAGCATAAAAAAGAAAGGCGGTGGCGGCATGGCAAAAGCAGGGTGTCATCCCAAATATGCGACGGTCGAAGAAATGCAGGCCGTCATTGACCAATACTTCGAGGATTGCAAGGGCGAGCCGATCATAGGGGACGATGGTATGCCAATCCTCGACAAATTCGGGCAGCCGTTTATCATTCATCAGCGCCCACCGACGGTGACGGGGCTCGCGCTTGCGCTGGGATTTACGAGCAGGCAGGCGCTGCTGAACTATCAGGCAAAGAAAGGATTCGTTGACACGGTTACGCGCGCGAAGTCTCGCATCGAGGCTTACGCCGAGGAACGGCTCTTCGACCGAAACGGCCAGCGTGGCGCTGAATTCAGCCTGAGATACAATTTCCGCTGGGCAAATGACGAGAAGAAGGACGACAGCGGAGAGAGCGTGTGCGGTGTGGCAGAGCTTCCCGCGGTGATGCCTGTTCCGCAGGACGCGGGAGGTGATGCGAATGGCGAAGCGTAGCGTGGTATGGAAGCCGCAGCCCAAGCAAGCGCTCTTTATGAGCCGCTGGGAGGATGAGGCTCTATACGGCGGCGCGGCCGGTTAGGCGGGGGAAAATCCGACGCGTTGGTCATCGAGGCATTGCGGCAGGTGGATATCCCGTATTACAAGGCGATTATCCTGCGAAAGACCTTCCCGCAGCTTGCCGAGCTCATTGACAAGACGCTGAACTACTACCCGCGTATCTATCCGGGCGCGCGCTACAACGGCAGCAGCCACACGTGGACATTCCAAAGCGGGGCGAAAATCATCTTCGGTTCGATGCAGTACGCAAAGGACAAGATCAAGTATCAGGGTCAGGCGTATGACTTTATCGCATTCGACGAGCTGACCCACTTTACATGGGAAGAATACAGCTACCTCTTTTCCCGCAACCGACCGAACGGGCCGGGGACGCGGGTATACATCCGAAGCACGGCGAACCCCGGCGGGGTGGGGCACGGATGGGTCAAGGAGCGTTTCATCACGGCAGCACCGCCGATGAGGACCATCCGCGAGGATGCAGTCGTGCGCTTTCCGGATGGGCACGAAGAGCATCGGCAGAAGAGCCGCATCTTTGTGCCGAGCACGGTATTCGACAATAAGATACTGCTCAAGAACGACGACAGCTATTTGACGCGCCTTGCGTCGATGCCGGAGGCGGAGAAGAACGCACTGCTCTACGGCGACTGGGACACGTTCTCCGGGCAGGTGTTTACCGAGTGGCGCAATGACAGCGAACACTACCGCGACCGCATCCATACGCACGTCATCGCGCCGTTTCAGGTGCCGAAGGAGTGGCCAATCTGGTGCGCAATGGACTGGGGCTATTCAAGGCCGTTCGCCATCGGCTGGTTCGCGGTCGACCATGACAGGCGTCTCTACCACATCCGGGAATATTACGGCTGCACGGGCACACCGAACGAGGGCGTGAAGATGGAACCGACGGCGGTGGCCCGCGAGATGAAGCGCATTGAGGCAGAAGACCCGAACCTCAAGGGGAGGCACATCTTCCGCGTGGGCGACCCCGCCATTTGGGGCACACAGGGCACGGAGAGCATCGGCTCGCTCTTTGAGCGCGAGCGCGTCTACTTCGAGAAGGGGGATAACGCCCGCATCGACGGCAAGATGCAGCTGCACAACCGATTCGCGTTTGATGAGAACGGCGTGCCGATGCTGTATATCTTCGATACGTGCAAGAATTTCATCCGCACGGTGCCAAACCTCGTTTACGACGAAAAGGACGTTGAGGACGTGAACACCGAGCAGGAGGATCATATCTACGACATGACACGCTATGTGTGCATGGAGAATCCCATTGCGGCGCGGGTAAATAAGCCGCCGAAGCCGGTCTTGTACGACCCGCTGGACATCAACACGCCGAGCTACGACAGATATGCGTGGTTCCAACACAACTGACAGGAGGGGAAGACATGGCAGGGACAAGAAAATTCCCGCAGACGCAGCAGCAGGCCGACGCGGCTGGCGCTGCTGCGATGTTGGATGCAAAGGCAGAAGCGCCGCTTGTAGGCGCATTCCGCGACAGCGACGCGGCGATGAGCAGCGGCGCAGCCATCGGCAGCAAGGAGATCGGTGACGCCGTAGAAACGCTGCAAAAGTACAAGCAGGGCAAGAGCAACTTCGAGAACCGTATCATCAGCGAGGAGCGCTGGTGGAAGCTGCGGCATTGGGAGGATATCCGACGCGGGACGAAAGACGCGGGGGAATCTCCCGAGCCTGCGAGTGCGTGGCTGTTTAACTCGATCATGAATAAGCACGCCGACGCGATGGACAACTACCCCGAGCCCGTATGCCTGCCTCGCGAGCAGAGCGACGAGGAAAGCGCGCAGACGCTCTCGTCCGTGCTGCCGGTCATCATGGAATACAACGAATTTGACAGCACATACAGCTTCGAGTGGTGGGAAAAGCTCAAACACGGTGTGGCGATCTACGGCGTGTTCTGGGACAAAGAGAAAGACAACGGGCTCGGCGACATCGCTATCGAGGGCATTGACCCGCTGAATATCTTTTGGGAGCCGGGTATTGAGGACATCCAGAAGAGCCGCAACGTGTTTACGGTGGCGCTCGTCGACCGCGACATCATCGAGGACGAATACCCGCAGTTTGCGGATAAGCTCAGCGGCAGCAGCATTGAAACGGCGAAATACGAGTACGATGACACGGTGGACACGAGCAACAAGGTCGCCGTGATTGACTGGTATTACCGCAAGAAGACCGCAGACGGGCGAACGGTGCTGCACTACGCGAAGTTCATCGACGAGGAGCATATCATCTACGCCAGCGAAAATGACCCCGAATATGCGGAGGGCGGTTTCTACGAAGATGGCGAATATCCGTTCGTGTTCGATGTGCTATTCCCCGAAAAGGGCACACCTGCGGGGTTTGGGTATACGGCCATTGCAAAGGATCCGCAGCTCTACATCGACAAACTGTGGGGAAACATCCTCGAAACTTCAATGATGGGCAGCAAGCGCCGGTATTTCGCGAGTGAAAGCCTGAATATCAACGAAGAAGAGTTCCTTGATTGGCGCAAGCCGATCATCCACGTGTCCGGCCAGATCGACGAGAGCAGGCTCCGCGAGGTAACGACGCGCCCGCTCGATTCCATCTACGCGAATATCGTGCAGATGAAGATCGACGAGATGAAGGAAACGAGCTCAAACCGTGACGTGTCCAACGGCGGAACATCCAGCGGGGCGACGGCTGCGGCGGCTATTTCTGCATTGCAGGAGGCGGGCAACAAGGCAAGCCGCGATATGATTTCGGCGTGCTACCGCGCGCAGGCGAAGATCGTGAAGCTGTGCATCGAGCGCATGCGGCAGTTCTACGACGCAGCGCGCACTTTCCGCATCACAAATGAAATGCCCTACGAGTATGCGCAGATCGGCGTGAACGAGCTGGGCGATCAGGTGACGGGCGTGGATAGCCTCGGCAATGACCTGTTCCGCAGACCGGTCTTTGACATCAAGATCAAGGCGCAGAAGAAAAACCCATTCTCCCGCGCAGAACAGAACGAGCGGGCGAAAGAGCTGTATTCGCTTGGGTTCTTCTCCCCAGACAGGGCACAGGAAAGCATGATTGCGCTCGACATGATGGACTTCGAAGGGATCGACAAGATCAAGAGCCAGGTCAACGAAGGCGCGACGCTCTACAACGTCGTGCAGCAGCAGAGCGATCATCTGCAAAAGGCGCTCACGGTTATCCAGCAGCTTACGGGACAGGACATGGGCATCGGAATGACTGGCGGCACGCAGAGCGGTGGCACGACCCGCAAGAGCGGCAGCAGCGGCGGAATTGAGAGCAAGAACGCCGACGCACAGAACGCGCAGACACCGTACATGCAGAAGCTTGCCGAACAGTCTAAGCCGAACATGGACACGGGCAGCAGCGCGGCGATGCCGGGGGTGTAAGTGCATGACGATGGTTCACATCGAGCACGAAATCGGCCGCTACATGATCCTGTGCGAAGGCCATTCGGCGGACGAGAAATGCTGCAACTACATTACTGGTGTGATGTACGCTTTCGGTGGCTATGTGAAGAACATGGAAGCCGAGGGAGACTGCGAGGTCTACGGTTTTGAGATCGACGAGGGGGCGCCGCGCTTCCTCATCCACTGCGGCGGCGATGAGCGCATCGAAGCGGCATTCATCGCCGCGTGCATCGGGCTCAAGCAGCTGGAAGACACGAGGCCGGACGCGATCTTCGTGCACGTCAAAGAAAATTAAAAAAATTTTTCTCACCCGTGGTGAGTTGGAGGAAGCCGCATGTTACGCTTTAGGCGTGCGAGTGGCTTCCTCCTATTCATACGCCCGCAAGGGAGGGTCGGCGTTTTTCTTTATCTTTTCGCCGCTCTCCCCTCCCCTGCGGATAATAGGAAGCGCTGCACGGCCTACACGGAGGGCCAAATATCCGCGATTTGACAAGCAGGAGGGATACCATGAACCTCAAAACCACGCTTCGCGTGATCCTGAGCCTCTTTGACGGCGGCGCTGCCGCTGCGGGAGCCGCTGCCGGTGCATCGGGCGGCGCTGAGGGAGGCGCGAGCGCACAGGGCGAGACCACGAAGGCAAGCTCTTCTCCCACCCGGAAGGGCAAAACGGGCGAATACGCCAACGTCGTGTTCGGCAAGCAGGAGACACCTGACGATACGGGGGCCTCTTCTGGCGAGCCGAAGGGCGAGGGCGCGAAGATGCAGCAGCGCGACGCCGGGGCTGCGGGAAAAGGCGGGGAAGACCTGAAAAAGGAGTTCCTTGACCTCGTAAACGGCAAATACAAGGACGTGTACACTGCGGAGACACAGCGCATCATCAATCGCAGATTCGGCGAGGAGAAGGCTAAAGACCAGAAAATCGCCGATTCGCAGCCCATTATCGACACACTGATGCGCCATTATGGCGTGACGGACGGCGATATGAGTAAGCTGCGTGCGGCTTTTGAGGGCGATGCGGCGCTCAACAGCGTGCTCTACAACGCGGAAGCGGAGAGCATGGGCATGAGCGTGGAACAGTACCGCGAGTATGCGCGGATGCAGCAGGAAAACGAAGCGCTCAAACGTCAGGAAGAAGACAGGCAGCGTCAGCAGAAAGCCGACGAGACATATAACGACTGGATTCGTCAGGCGAGCGAGCTGGTCGGCACGGCGGACGCGCCGGGCGAGTACCCTGACTTCGACCTCAAGCGCGAAGTCGCGGAGAATCCGCGTTTCATTGCGATGCTGCGTGCGGGCGTCCCTGTAAAAGACGCTTACGAGGTATCCCATTTAGGCGACATTCAGGCTCGTAGCGCGGCGAAAGCTGCGGCGGAGATGGAAAAGCGCGTGATGGACAACGTCCGCGCGAAAGGAATGCGCCCGAACGAGAACGGAACCACTTCCCAGCCGGGGGTCATTGTCAAGAGTGACCCGAGCAAATTCACGAAGGCCGACCGCGCAGAGATCGCAAGGCGCGTGCGGCGCGGCGAGCGCATCGTATTCTGATGCCCGCCTAATTTACCGACTGTAAGAAGGGAGACAAAACTCTATGAAGAAGTTCAAAGACATTTTCATTCTGCCCGTCATTCTGAGCCTGTTTGAGGGTCAGACGAACGTGACGACCGATGCCGGTCTCTCGGGCGAGATGAAGACCTACTACTGCGACACCCTGATTGACAACGCCGAACCCGAGCTGGTGCATGACCGATTCGCGCAGAAGCGCAACATCCCCAAGGGCAAGGGCAAAGAGATCGAGTTCCGTAAGTATGATCCGCTGCCCAAGGCCTTGACGCCCATCACCGAAGGCGTTACGCCCAAGGGCCGTAAGCTGTCCATGACCACGCTGACCGCGCAGGTCGACCAGTACGGCGATTTCGTCGAGATTTCCGATATTCTCGACCTGACCGCCATCGACAATAACCTGCAGGAAGCGACGGTGCTGCTCGGCTCTCAGGCGGGCCGCACGCTCGACACCATCACCCGCGAGGTCATCAACGGAGGCTCTAACGTCCAGTACGGCGAAGGTCAGGTGACGGGTCGCCATCTGCTTGTTGGCGGCGAGACCACGGGCAACCACTATTTCACGGTGCGTGCCGTCCGCAAGGCGGTTCGCTTCCTGAAAACCATGAACGCCCCGCGCTATGAGGGCTCCTACTGGGCCATCATTCACCCTGACTGTTCCTACGACATTCAGGATGACCCTGATTGGAAGCGCCCGCACGAGTATAAGGACACCAGCAACATCTACGACGATGAGATCGGCAAGATCGCGGGCGTCCGCTTCATCGAGACGACCGAAGCGAAGGTGTTCCACGCCGACGACCTGACCGAGGGCGCACGCGACCTGACCGTCAAGAGCGCATCCGGCAAGGTCCTGACCGTAAACGAGGCAATCACCACTGCTGACGCCGCAAAGCTGGCTGGCCGTGAGGTCGTCATCGGTGGTGCGCTCCTTGAGATTGAGAGCGCCTCGGCTGCGGGTGCTGGCAGCGCGACGATCACGCTGAAAGAAGCACCTGCTACCACCCCGGCGGCGTCGACCGCCATCTATCCGGGCGAAGCCGGTGCGAAGGGCCGCAACGTCTACTCCACCCTCATCATGGGCGCGGAGGCTTACGGCACGACCGAGCTGACCGGCGGTGGTCTTGAGCACATCGTCAAGCCGCTCGGCTCTGCCGGTACGGCTGACCCGCTGAACCAGCGTGCAACCGTCGGCTGGAAAGCAACCAAGGTCGCCGAACGTCTGGTTGAGGCGTATATGATTCGCGTGGAAACGACTTCCACGTTCGATGAGACCCCGCTGACCTAACCACCAAGGGGGCAGCTGTGAACGCCGCCCCCGCCACTGAAACGGAGGAAAGACCGATGAGCGAAGCAAAGAACGCCGTTGCGGCTGTGAACGCCGATCGCGCGGGCGAGGAGTACGTCAGCGTCCGCCTGTTCAAGGACAGCGGCAAGTACAAGGATGACCTGCTGGTGTGCGTGAACGGCGAAAGCTGCCTGATCCAGCGCGGCGTGACCGTGCAGGTCAAAAGAAAGTTCCTGTGGGCCATCCAGAACCAGATGAGACAGGACGCCTCGACCGCGAATCTCATCCAGACGATGAGCAGCGACTACGTTGAGAGTGCGAAAGCCCACAACGCGTAAGCGAATAAGACCGCGAGACACGAAAAATGAGTTGCGACACGGCGCAGCAAGGGACGAAAAAGTCGCTCTTGCTGCGCCGTTTTCCATAAGAGAGGTGACAACATGGTTATTGAAAATGCTTACGCGCTCGAAGAGATCAAGCTCGGGCGCAGGGGTGAGAATCAGGCACGCAAGGTCGTCTTTGACGTGCTGGGAAAGTGGCGCGAGGGCTACGGCGAGGGCGTCGCAAGCCTGATCGTGCAGCGAAACGGCGATGCGCAGCCGTATCCCGTGACGGTGACGGAAGAAGACGGCGCGCTCGTGTGGCTGGTATCGAACGTTGATACGGCGGTTGCCGGTGAGGGCGCGGCAGAGCTGCGCTACACCGTTGGCGATACCATTGTGAAGAGCCAGATATATAAAACACGCGTGCGCGAAACGCTGGAAGACAGCGGAGAGACACCGCCTCCGGCCTATCAAAGCTGGGTCGATGAGGTTTTGCAGGCGGCGGCGGATGCGGAGACGGCGGTTTCCAAGATGCCATACGTCGACGAGACCACGGGCAACTGGTTCAAGTGGGACGCCACGGCGGGCGCTTTTGCCGACACGGGCGTTGCCGCGACCGGTCCGCAGGGTGAAGTCGGCCCCAAGGGAGATACCGGCGAGCAGGGGCCCAAGGGCGACACAGGCGCAACCGGCCCCAAAGGAGACACGGGTGATCCCGGCGAGACTGGCCCGCAAGGCCCTGCCGGGGCGGATGGAGCCAATGGCGCAGACGGCGCCGCCGGTAAGGACGGCGTGACGTTCACGCCGAGCATGAGCGACGACGGCGACCTGTCGTGGACGAACGACGGCGGCAAGGCGAATCCGCAGACCGTGAATCTCAAGGGCCCGAAGGGCGACAAGGGCGATGCCTTTACCTATTCCGACTTTACGGCGGCACAGCTTGCCGCGCTGAAAGGCGACAAGGGAGATACCGGCCCAGAAGGTCCAAGGGGGCTGCAGGGCGAGACTGGTCCGCAAGGTGAAACCGGCCCGCAAGGCCTGACGGGTCCCCAAGGCAAGACGGGTCCGCAAGGAGAGACGGGTCCGCAAGGCGAGACGGGCCCCGTAGGCCCCAAGGGGGAGACCGGCAGCGGCTTCAAGGTGCTGGGCTACTACGGCACGAAGGCTGCGCTGGACGCCGCGCAGAAAGCGACCGCAGCGGCGGGCGATGCCTACGGCGTGGGCACGGCGGAGCCCTATGACATCTACATTTTCGACGGTATTACCGGCGAGTTCATCAACAACGGCCCCTTGCAGGGCGCGAAAGGTGACACGGGCGAGCGCGGCCCGCAGGGCATTCAGGGCCCGAAGGGAGACCCCGGCAAGGACGGTGCCAAGGGTGCGGACGGTCTGCCCGGGAAAGACGGCGCAGACGGCGCGCCGGGGAAGGACGGGACGAACGGGCGCGACGGCGTGACGTTTACGCCCGCGATAAACGCGGCGGGAGACCTCTCGTGGTCGAACGACGGCGGCAAGGCGAATCCGCAGACCGTGAACCTCAAGGGCCCGAAGGGCGACACGGGCGCACGGGGGCCTGCCGGTGCTGACGGCGCGAAGGGAGACACCGGCCCAGAGGGACCAAGGGGCCCGCAGGGTGAGCAGGGGCCGCAGGGCAAGACTGGTCCGCAAGGTGAAACCGGCCCGCAAGGCCTGACGGGTCCCCAAGGCAAGACGGGCCCCGCCGGTGCGGATGGCGCGAAAGGTGCGGACGGCGCAAAAGGCGCGACCTTTACCCCTGCTGTGTCCGCGGCGGGAGACCTGAGTTGGACGAACGACGGCGGGCTTGCGAATCCCGCGACGGTCAACATCAAAGGCCCCAAGGGAGACCAGGGCGAGCAGGGTGAGAAAGGCGCAACCGGTGCGACCGGCCCGCAGGGCCCCGCAGGCCCCGTCAATGTCCCCTCCACCACCAAGCTCATCAAGGGCAACGGCTCGGGCGGGCTGGTGGCGGCGTCTCGCGGAAGCGATTACATCGCAAGCGGCAACATCGTCAAGCAGACGCTCGTGAGCACGGAGACCACGCCCACCGAGAACTACGCTATCAACTGGTACTTTCAATAAGGAGGCGCTGAGATGGCAAGTGCAAAACTCGGCACCAAAGCCGTCGGCAGTATCGTCAAACTGAACGTCAACGGTGCAGCGAAAGAGTTTATCGTCGTCCATCAGGGCAAACCGAGTTCTCTGTACGACGAATCCTGCGACGGCACTTGGTTGCTGATGAAGGACATCTTCGAGGCCACACGATGGCACAGCTCGGATGTGAACAATCTGGAGAACAGCACCATCCACAGCATACTGAACAGCACGCTCTTGAACGCGTTTGAGAGCAACATCAGGGACGCAATCAAGCAGGTGAAGATTCCGTATCGCAAGAACGGCGGTTCCAGTGGCTCGGATCAGAGTGGTGCTAACGGCTTGCTCTGCAAGATTTTCCTGCTGTCCGGCTACGAGATTGGCTTCACGACCAGCGATAACCCCTACTTCCCGCAAGATGGTGCGAAACTGTCCTACTTTGAATCTGGAACCGACACGTCCGCCAACAACAAGCGTATTGCGAAACTGAACGGCTCGGCCGACCACTGGGGGCTCCGTTCACCGTTCACCTACAGCACCAGCTTGGTGTGGCTCGTCAACTACGACGGCGTCGTCGAGACCAGCAAAGCATCCAACTCAACTGGCATCCGCCCCGCGCTCATTCTTCCGCCCGACATGGAAGTCGACAGCTCTGGCAATGTCACGCCACCCCCTCCCGCTACACACAAGACCCTCATCAACGGCACGGTGTACGAAGTCAAGGGCGGCAAGTGCATGGTCAACGGCACGGTGTACAACATCCTCAAGGGCAGGACGCTCATCGGCGGGACGGGGTATGACATCACGTTCCCGAGCGCGGGGACGAAGCTGTCGGCGCTGGGCGTCGGGCAATCGGTGTTCACGAACGTCAGCGGTGTGAAGAAGGAATTCTTGGTCGTCCATCAGGGCTTGCCGAGCAGCTTGTATGACAGCAGCTGCGACGGAACATGGCTGTTAATGAAGGACATCTACGAGATGCGACAGTGGAACAGTAATTCTGAATTATTGTACGAAAATAGCTCTATCCACTCCTATCTAAACAGCACGTTCCTGAGCCTGTTTGATGCCAACATTCAGAGCGCAATTAAACAGGCGAAGATTCCGTATCTCAAAGGCGGAAAAGGCGGAAGTGTGCAGAGCGGCGCAAATGGACTGTCCTGCAAGGTGTTTCTTCTTGGAGGTTATGAACTCAACTTTAGAAATATATTTCCGGCGGATGGCGCGGGTTTAGACGGATTCGCAGAGAGCATCATCAATAACCCTGCCTACCTTGCCACTTATAACGGAACCCTCACCAAGTGGTGGCTCCGATCCATAACCACTTTGGACATTAATTATGCAGGATTAGTAAGAGGGTATACCTACGATAGTGCATCCGTAACAGAGAGCAACGGCATCCGCCCCTGCATCATCCTCCCGTCCGACGCCCTCGTGAACGAAGAATTCGAACTTATCGCTTAAAGGAGTGAAACTATGGTAACATACATCAAAGTCAACAACACCGAGTACCCCGCGATCATCACGGGCGAGCACAAAGACCGCACGTGGGGCGAGCGCGAGGTGAAGAACATCCGCCTGACGATGACCGCCACGGACGCGGCGGCACTGCTGCCCGACAACACGCCGTGGAGCATCATACAGCGCGACACCGTTCCCAAGTACGATTCGGACAGCCAGCCCACGGGCGAGACCGAAGAGGTCGTCAACGAGTGGGACAACAGCGCGTACAGCCTGAGCGGGGCGATCACCGACCACCGCGACGGCACGGTCACGGTCAAGATGGGCAAGCCCACGGAATCCGAGCTTTCGGCGGCGACCGTAACGGCGCTGGTCGGTCAGAGCATCACGCCGCAGCGCGCGGCAAGGCTGCGACCGATGATCGAGCAGGCCAGCGCGTCGCTCTCTGACGGCGAGGCGGCGAAGTCGCCCGAGCTGTTCCCGCGCTGGGCGGATCACATCGGCGAGACCGTCAAGCCCGGCGACCGCCGCAGCGATATGGACGAAAGCGGCGTGCTGCACGTCTACCGCGTCAACAAAGGTCAGGGCCACACCACGCAAGAGAACTGGCCGCCGCACTCCACCCCTGCCATGTGGACGATCATCAACGTCGACCACGCGGGCACGCAGGATGACCCGATTTCGGCCGCTCGTGGTATGGAGTACACCTATGGTCTTTATTACAAAGACCCCGAGGACACTAAGCTGTACCTCTGCGAGCGTATCGGTGAGCAGTCCGGTAACAAAATCACTCTCCAGTATCTGCCGCACGAGCTCGTGGGGCAGTATTTCACGGAGGTCTAATGTATGAAAATGCTGAAAGCTATCCGTGACGCGGACGCGTTGCGGCCTAACAAATTGAGCACGCCGCGCAAGGCGGAAATCCTCATGGTGCTTGAGCACCGAATTGCCGAGATGATGGGGGCGGAAGCCCCCTCCCTCAAGGTGAGCGTGGAGGATGACACCGCGAGCGTCGAAGACATGGAATTACTGCTGCCGGACGGACACAACGAGTGTTACCACCTGTATCTGGCCGCGCAGCTTGACGCTTACAATCAGGACAGCGCGCTCTACGCCAACGACCATGCCATTGCCAACGAGGCGGTGGCCGATGCTATGGCATGGTGGCGGCGCGAGAACCGAAAAGAGAGCAAGGGCAACTGGAAGGTGTGATGACAAGTGCCGACGACATTTCAGCTGGTGGAGACGACCTTCCCGAACGGCGAAGGCAAAGACACGCAGGAGCAGATCAACGGGGTCTATGACTACCTTTTCGTTCTTCTGGAACAGCTTCGGTATACGCTCTTCAATCTGGACGGGAGCAACATCAATCAGAATGCACTGAGCGAGTTTATCAAGAATATTTCCGAGCCGATCTACGCAAAAATCGCAGATACGGACGAGAATGTAAATGAAATTTCCATTACAGCGAAAGGATTAGATGCTCGACTTAGCGACGCCGAGGGGAACATCACGCAGCTTGACACGACGGCAAAGGGCTTGCAGGTAAGTGTTTCAAACCTCGACGGTGCGATCACTAACATCAAGACCGACGTGAACGGCATCCGCGCGACAGTGAGCACCAAGATCGACGCGACGCAGGCACAGAGCATCTTTAACCAGAGCGCGACCGGCTTCACACTGGGCGCGACGAGTGGCGAGAACGGCACGATTTTCAAACTCAATTACAACGGCGCACAGATTGCGAGCACGGGATCCATCGATCTACACGTCAAGGCAGTCAACATCGATGGCACGCTGACAGCGGGCGCGCTGCGCGGCGGGAGCGTGAGCTTGCTGGTCGGAGATACCCCTGTCGGCAGCATGGATCTTGCCTACACGGGCACGGGGCAGGTCGGCGTCGGTCTGACGGCGACCTATGGTGGCATGAAGATGCACGCAGCGGGAAATATCTTTCTTGAATCCGAGCTGGGGCCGTTTGCATTGATCGGAAAAGACGATGCCAGCGACTACCCTGTCGTCTCGCTCGGCGGCGGCTATCTGGTGCTGAGCGGCAGCTATATGTTTGGGGCATCGCCGCCAAGTGCCGCGCCGTATGGCACGGTGTTTTTCATCGAGGAGTAAGGCATGGCGAGCTTTTATTGTACGCTGTCACCGGTCGACGGAGACGGGACACAGCTCAGCGTCTACGCACGGTTTACTGGCGGCGCGTCGGATTACACGTATAAGCGCTCAATCGACATCCGCATCACGGGCGTCGGGACGTTCTCATTCGATTCGAGCGAGGTCGGCGGTGGGACAAGCACCTTTGTCGGCACGATCACAGGCCTGTCTCCGGGCACGGCATACGAATGGATATGCAACATGTACTACTGGAACGGATCGTGGGTCGTCTCAGATTACAGCGATTCCGGCACGGCAACGACGTACAGCAGCGGCGGCGGCAGCGGAGGCAGCGCGAAGGCGGTCGTCAACGTCGGGACGTATGCCTATCCGAACTGGAAGAGATACCGCGCAATCGTCAACATTGGGACGTATTACAACACAAATTGGCTATCGGTTCGACCGGTCAACAATTACGGGAGCTATTCGCAACCCGATTGGAGGTAAAGAGCATGAATGAAAAGATCAAGCAGGAAGCGGCGCACGCGATGCGCCTGATCGGCATTTTGAACGTCAACGGCGACGCGGTGGACGTGGTGGCGGCGGTGCGGCAGTCGCTTCGCAATATCGCGATGATCTGCGACGGCACGGAAGCGCCAGAGAAGAAAGAAAGCGAGGGCCCGGATGAGACTGCCTGAGATCACGGCATATACGAACCGGCGCGTGCAGCAAGAGAAATTCGGAGGCATCAACCACACGTTCGGTGCGGCGGGCGGCGAGCTCTACGACATGAAGAACCTGTCGGCGCGATACTTCCCGCTTCTTTCCCCCCGTGCGAGGCGCTATACCGTCCGCAAGGATATGGGGACTGCAAACGGCATTTTCAGTGCAGGAAAGCTCTACGAGGTATACGGAACGAAGCTCTACGTCAACGGCGAGGAGAAGTCGACGGTCGCAGACAGCGAAAAGACTTTCTGTGCACTGGGCGAGCGCGTGCTCATCTTCCCCGACAAGATCGTGTGTGAAAAGGACGGCACGATCAAGCCGATGGAGGCTAGCTACGCCGCGGCGGGGCTGAAATTCGGGAATGGTACGTATGCCGACGAAAAGGCGGCGGCAAACAGCATCACGACGACCGGCGCGGCGTTCCCATTCAACGTGGGCGACGCCGTGACGATCTCGGGCTGTACAAAGGAGACCTACAACAACCGCACGCCCATCATCCGAGAGATCAGCGAAGACAAAAAGACGCTGCGCTTTTATGAAAACACTTTCCGCCTGCCCGATGGGCAGGAGAGCATCACGGAGCCCGGGACAGTCACGCTCAAGCGCAGCGTTCCCGATATGGACTTCGTCTGCACGAACGAAAACCGCGTGTGGGGCTGCAAGGGCGACAGCATCTTTGCTTCAAAGCTCGGCGATCCGTACAACTGGAATGTGTTTGACGGACTATCCACGGATGCGTTCAGCGTGGAGAGCGGCACGGCGGGAGCGTTCACGGCGTGCGTGAGCTACCTTGGCTACCCGTGCTTTTTCAAAGAAGACAAAATATTCAAGATGTACGGCACGATTCCGACAAACTTTCAGCTCATGTCAAGTGCTGTTCTCGGCGTAATGAGGGGCAGCCACAAGAGCCTCGCCGTGGCGGGGGAAACGCTCTATTACCTCTCAAAGGTCGGCATCATGGCGTACAGCGGCGGCATGCCGCGCTGCATCTCCCGCACGCTGGGCGACGATGTGCGCCTCTCTGACGCGGTGGGAGGAAGCGACGGCCTCAACTACTACGTGAGCCTGAAAGAGGATGGCAAGGCGGCGTTGTACTGCTACAGCAGCGAGAATGGCGTGTGGCATAAGGAAGATACGCTTGCCGTGGTGCAAATGGCCTATTCGGGCGGTATCATGGCCTTAGTAGACGGTGGGTGCGTGCTGCTGGGAAATCCGGCAGATATCCCGGCCAGCGCAACACGAGAGGGCACTGTTGTTAGCGAGGCGGAGTTTGCCGACTATGACGGCGGCTCGTTTGACGCGAAGCACGTGCAGCGCGTGCGGGCGCGGCTGGAATGCGAGAAGGGCTCAACGATCGTGTTCCTTGTCAAGTTTGACGGCGGCGCGTGGGAAGAGGTCGACCGCTGCGGGGCACAGGAGAAAGACGTTTTCACGCTCAACTGCCCGATCCGCCGCTGCGACCACTTTAGATTAAAAATCAAAGCCACAGGAGAATACCGGCTCTATGCGCTCGAGTACGAATACGTGACGGGCGGCAGAAAGTGAGGGGACAATGGCAGATAATTTCAAACACAAGAATACAGACCTTACGCTCATCAACGATTCGGGTGACCTTGATCTCATCCGGCAGTATACCGAGGCATACAACAAGGCATATGCCGAGGGAGACAAGGCGGGCCAGCAGGCGGCGCACGACGCGGCGGAGAAAATCCGTGCGAAGTACGACTATTCCGGCGGCGTGGACGGCAGCGAGTACATCAAGCTCGGCACGGGCGCGAGCCCTGCAAAGGCTGACACGAGCTGGCTCGATAAGCTGGGCGACAGCAACTACAACTACGATCAGAGCGGACAGATCAGCGCAAAGCTCGACGCGCTGCTAAACCGCACGCCGTTTTCCTACGACGCGGCGAGCGACCCACTCTATCAGCAGTATCGCAAGCAGTATACGCGCGAGGCAGACCGCAGCGCGGAGGATGTGCTCGGCAAGGCGGCAGTGATGACGGGCGGGATGCCGTCCACGGCGGCGGTGGCAGCGAGCCAGCAGGCGAGCGACTACCAGATGAGCCAGATGACGGACAAGATCCCCGAGCTGCAGCAGCTTGCCTATAGCATGTATCAGGACGGCTTGAATGCTGACCGCGCCGACCTGAATACGCTCATCGGCCTTGAGGACAACAACTACAACCGCTGGCTGGCTGACCGCAATTACCTCTATCAGCTTGCGCGCGATCAGGTGGGCGACCAGCAGACGGCGGATGCGCTGGCGTATCAGAAGCAGCAGGACAAGCTCAACTATGACTACCAGAAGGAACGCGACGCCATCGAGGACGCACGCTATAATGCGGAATGGCAGTATAAATTGCAGCAGGCCGCGCAGTCGGCGGCAGGGAAGGCAAGCGGCGGTGGCTCTCGCCGGACTTCCAGTGGCGGGACACGTAGCGGAGCTACCGGCGGAGCGATGGACTACGAAGGTCTGTTTGCTGCAGCACAGGCGAGCGGGAACCCCAAGAGCTGGCTTGCACAGAAGGCTAACTACCGGAAGTACGGCTTTACATCTTCGAGCGGGCTCTATTCCGACTATGAAAACTGGCTGGAAGGTCAGAACGGTGGCAGTTCAAGCGAAGGCTATAATTCGAGCAATTTCAATGCGGCTATGAGCAGTCTGCGCACGATGCTTGCACAGGGGCGTACCGATTATGCTGTCGGAGGTATTGATTCTTTCTGGGATAAACTGAGCGACGAGCAGAAGGCGCGCGTGCAGAAGATGCTGAACGAATACGGGCTGACTTACACGGAGGACTGATATGGGAAAGCTGGTAGCACTGAACACCAATAACGAAGAGAAGAAATTAAAGACCGAGCAGTCAATTGCGACCACTGTTGCGCAGGGACGGCGCGGGAAATTGATGCAGACCGGGAGCGCGAGCGCCCCGGTCTCTTCTCCACCTACAGTATATCGCACGAGCCCGGTGAAGACGACGCCAGTGACGCGGCAGAATGTCGTGATGCCGAAGACGCCCACGCAGGGCGGCGCAAGCCCGATGTTCCGGCAGCAGAATGTCGTGACGCCGAAGAACCAGAATGCGCTTGCGCAGGGCCTCGGCAAGGGCGCTTTGCAGCAGCAAGAGGCGAAGAACTACCAGAGCGAAAAAGCCTTCAATCAGCATGTGAAGGACGTGAAGCCGCAGACGGTCACGCAGCGCGTCGGGAATACGCTCAAGGGCGCGGCGAAGACCTACGGCGCTGGCTTTGCCAATCTCAGCGGCGTGGCGGCGCAGGGGCAGGGCGGCACAGCGATGTCGCCGGTCTATCGCGCTCAGGCGGAGACGCTGGACCAGCAGATTGCGGCATTGGAAGCGACGCTGAGCGACCCGTCGATGACGGCACAGGATATTGCCGACACGAAAGAGGCGATTGCTATCGCTCGCAGCGAGCGTGAGAAGTACGGCAAGATCATCGAGAGCGGGGAAAGGGCCGCAGCGGGAGCCTATGACATCGCTGACAGGCTGGCAGACAGCGGCGCAAAGGATATCAATAAGGCGAAAAGCGGGCTGGGCAAAGTCGGACAACTCGCCGTTGACGCGGGTGTCGCGGGTGCGCAGATGGGGATGGATATTGCCCTCACGCCTTTTATGGGCGGCAGTGCGCTTTTCCCGATGTTCATGCGCAGCGCGGGCGGAGGCGCGCAGCAGGCGCGCAGAGCGGGCGCAACGCATGAACAGCAGGTCAACTATGGCCTTGCGAGCGGTGCACTCAGCGTGGCAACCGAGAAGATCGGCAACGCGGCAGCGCCGTTCAAGAAAATGTTCGGCAGGGGCTTTTTAGATAGCGTCATCGAGCGCACGATGTCGGGGCTCAATAACAGCGCGGCGGGCAAGATCGCGCTGTCGTTCATTGAAGAGGGCGGCGAGGAAGTGATCGAGGATCTTGTCCAGCCCGCGCTGCAGATGATCTACAACGGCAAGACGCTCGGTGGGAGTTACAGCGAGCTGGAAGCGGCGGAGGTTCTGAATGACTTCCTTGTTGGCGGCATTCTCGGCGGTATTGGTGGCGGCGTGGAAGCTGCGGCAAACCGATTCGCGCGCTTTGATAACTCCCTGGGTGAGAGCGGGCGAAAAGCGATTCGCGGCTCGTATCAGGAGGGCGAGGACACGGCACAGCACGTGAAGGACTTTATCCCTGCCTACAATGCGGGCGTGGAGGGAAAGGCGAACCCGAACCCGACGAATGAGACGGCCTATGCAGGCTATGTCGCGGGGCAGAACGACGCGAAGAAAGAGGCAGGAACGGGCGAGCATATTGACGGCCGTACGAAGGAAAATGTATCGAGCAGAAATGTAAACGCTTTCCAGTTTGACCACCCCGAGCTGCACGGTTATTACAGTACGGCGGCAGAGCAGATCGCCGGTATCGCTGATATAAGCCTTTCGCGCGGACAGCAGAAGGGCGCGCGGCAGCGGACGGCAAACGGATACCAGAGAAACAATCAGATATTCGAGACCCCCGCCATGCGCAAGGCGATGAACGAGGGCCTGACGCGCACGCAAATCATTGATGCAGCGCAGCGCATCATCAACGATAATGGACAGGAGAATGTCAAAGCGGCGAAAACGCTCGAGATCGTTCTTGACGACATGCTGACGAATGGGTACACTGCTGTTGATGGAACGGCGGTTGCCCCCAATACGGATTATATTGCAGCAAAGCAGCAGATCGCAGGCGCAGAGGTGCAGGCGACCGGCTTTGACAAGTATGTAACTGACAACCGCCTTGCCCTCGAGACAGGAGATGTGACAATGGATGAGCTGCGCACAGAATATGCGCAGCAGGAAGGAGCCGAACATGGAGAAGCAGTACATTTACGCAACGGCAGCGAACGGGATAACGGTGCGGATCCCCGCGGAGAAGTACGAGGCGTGGAAGAAGGCGCAGGACGAAATCCGGGCCGGAAGGAAGGGCGACACTTCGCAGACAGCGAAGCAGCTTCGCTCGATTATGGAGAAAAAGTAAGCACTGCGAGCTTCGGCATCGGCAGAGGCGCATTCAATGACAGCGTCTATCTTGTGAAGAACGAGACGGCGGAAATGCGCAAGGCGAAGGACCTCGCCAAAGAGCGCGGCCTGCGCGTGACGTTTTTTGCCGGAAATAATCTGACGTTCCGTGACAAGAGCGGGAAAACGTTCCAGGTGCGCGGCTACGTTTCAGGTGACCGCGTATTTATCCGTGCGGATCATCCGGAATTTACGTCGTACCAGATCATGCGGCATGAGGCCGGACATGATATGATCGCAAAGGGCGAAGTCGATTTGAACGAGGTACGCACGCGCATCGATAAGACCTTTACCGGCGGTGAGGTCGACTCCCTCTGCACGGCGTATGCAGACGCTTATGCCGGCACCGAAATGACGGCGCAGGAAATTTGGGAAGAGGTGGTTTGCGACAGCCTCGGCGATATGAACATTTTCGCCGACAGTGAGATCAGCGATGCGGCAGCGTTTCTTCTTGCGCATATCAAGGTGGAGAGCGAAACCGTTGCGCAGGAAAGCACGCGTGCGCCGCCAAGCAAAATAAATGGCAGGGCGAGCATTGAAGAGGCTGCCGATGGCAAAAAATATGTCCGCGCCGACAGACAGGTCATTTTTGGAAATGACCCGCAGAGTTGGAGCGAACAGCTGGAAGACTATATTAACGGGAAAATCCGCCGTGGACAAGACGTTAAGCTTATCGGCGCGGATGGCGACGAATTGGTTCTGACTGCGACCTCGGCAGGGAAACTGAGCGACAACCACACCAGCGATGGGCGTACTATGAGCGAGGCGGCATTTGAGCGAAAAGTAAATGCAGCATCGCATATTGACGAGTTGGCGCAGGTTTCTGTCAAGGGGGACAGGAACGTTGTAGATCATAACAGTCGACATGGAGACATGGCAAGTAGCGGTTGGAATTATCGCACGGCGTTTTTCAAAGACTTTGACGGGAAATATTACAAGGTTACGATATCGACGGCGCAGAGCGCAGACGGTAAGATGATCTATAATATTGGGCAGATGCAAGAAAGAAGCATCCCCCAAATTAATGGCTCTTCCGCTGCGGACAGCGGCGCTCTGCGAGGGAATGCTTCTGTAGATAGTCTATCTCGTGGCGTACAAAATGTCAAGCTGAAGTTCAGCATGGAAACGCCGGTCGAAGAGACTGACAAACTGATCGCCGTCCACAACAAGGATGAGGCCAGCATCATGTCCGCGCTGAAGCTGGGCGGCCTGCCCATGCCCTCTATCGCCATTGTAAAAGCCAGGGACGGGCACACCAAGTACGGCCCCATCTCCCTTGTGTTCAGCAAGGACACCATCGACCCGCAGCTATTCCGCGCCAACAAGGTGTACGGTGGCGATGCCTGGACGCCGACAGCTCCGCGAGTAGATTACCCCGTGAACAGCAAAAAGGCATCCCAGGTGGAGCACGAGCTGCACCGGCTGGCCGGGGATGTCTCCGTGGCCGGGGGCATCTTCGGGAACAGCGCCGCCCTGCGCTCTATGGGCATCGACAACACCAGCACCAGGAGCACGGCAGAGATGGCGGAGAAGCTGGCCTCCACGGACACGGTGCGGGCGGCCTATCTGGCAGACCAGGGCAAGAGTCTGGAGCCGGTGAAGATGGACAAGGTGTGGGACAAGTTCGGTAACGACACCCTGCAAAAGGTGGTTGACCGCCTGGGCGTGAACACGCTGGCTGAAATCGAGGCCAACCTGGAGACCGGTGAGAGCGTGAAGGACGCCCTGGGCGAGAATGCCGAGGTCATCCGCGACATTCTCCGGGACTACTACCGGGAACAGGGCGAACCCATGCTCCGCAGAATGGCCGTCAAGAGGCATTGGACCGACGCGGAGATCAACGAAAGACGGCAGAACCGCATCGACAATTCCATGGACGGCGTTTCCATCTTCACCCTGGAGGACATCGTTCACCACGCATGGGATATGTACCAGGACGGCGGCGCGACCAAGGGCGAAATTGACCGGATGGCTACCTCTGACGCGCTGCGCAGCTCCGTGGATGACCACGCCGTTGAGGAGTGGATTGCCGGGAAGCTGGACGGCCTGCTGGGCGAGGCGGGCATCTACAATGGCAAGGACCCCTACACCCCCTCCGGCAATCTCCGCAGCTTCTCGCAGCTCCACTATGCCTACACCCTGGAGAACATCGTCAAGGCGATGAAGGAGGGCCAGGAGGAGCGCGGCGGCAACACCTGGGGCGCAAGCGCCAAGACCCTGCAATCCGTGGCGACGCCGGAATACCGCAGCATCCAGGAGATCAAGGCGGACAGTGGGCGGCTGGGCATGGACGAGGGGACCGAGTATGAAGCAAAGCTCCAGGCCATTGATGACCAGATCGGCAGCATCATCACGAAGATCAAGCAGGGAAACAAGGCTCATTCCGACAATTCCTTCGTCGAGAGCGACATCATCGGCAGCATCCTGATGGAAACGTCCAAGGGCAAGAGGACGGTGGACGCTATCATGCGGGCCTTCTCCAAGGAGGGGTACAAAATCAGCAGCCAGACGGCCCAGGACATCCAGGCCGTCTACCAGGAGGCGGCGGAAATGCCCACCGGCTACTTTGAGGCCAAGCCCCAGCGCGCCGTTGGGTTTGACGAAGTTTTGGCAGCGGTGATCCCGGACAACAGCAGCGACCGTCTGAAAGCCGCATTGCAGGATGCCGGGGTCAACACGGTGGAGTATATCGCCGGAGATGAGGCGGACCGTTTGGAAAAAGTCAACAGCGTGGATGACGCAGCATTCTCCCGCGAGATCCCTGAGGCAAACTACGAAACGTTGAAAGAGAAGTACGGATATATCCCGGCGGGCGAGCGTGCATACCGCGAAGTGCAGGTACCGAAGAAGACGGCGGATGACAAATACGTCAGCCGCACGATCCGCACGGTGCTGGAAGCAAAGGCCACGCCGGACGCAATGGTGCCGACGTTGGAACGAATGGTGGCAAAAGGAGAGTTCTCCTACGGCCGCTATACGGACAAGCAGGCCATTAGTGACGCAGAAAGCCGCATAAAAACCGAGGGTTGGCAAAAGACCTTGAACAAGTGGAAAAGTTCCACCAAAGAGGGAATCAGCAAGGAGAACACGGCTATTGGCTGGGCACTCTACAACAATGCAGCGAACAGCGGTGATGTTGAGACAGCTATCGACGTGCTCGACACCATCGTAAAGCGCCAGAGAAATGCGGCACAGGCGTTGCAGGCAACGCGGCTGCTCAAGCAGCAGGACCCCGGTACGCAGCTTTATGCGGCGCAGCGCAGCGTGGAGAACTTGACAGAAGATCTCAAAAAGCAGTACGGGGAAAAGGCTCCTGATCTTAAAATCGACCGCGACCTCGCTGAGGAGTTCCTGAACGCAAAGGACGACGATGCGCGCACCGAGGCGATGAAGGAAATCTATCGCGATATCGGCAGACAGATGCCGAGCCGCTTCATTGACAAATGGAACGCTTGGCGCTACCTTTCGATGCTTGGCAATCCACGCACGCATGTGCGCAACATCGTTGGCAACGTAGGATTTGTTCCTGCTGTCACGGTAAAGAACGTCATCGGCGCAGGCATTGAGAGCGCTGCGAACGCGGTGAGCGGCGGCAAGGTCGGACGCACGAAGGCAATCCTGACGACGAAGGACGCAGGGCTTATCAAGGCGTCATGGAGTGACTATGCCAACATTCGCGAGCAAGCTCTCGGTAGCGGCAAGTACAATGATAATGTCAATGTGCGACAGGAAATCGAGGAAGGGCGCACGATCTTCAAACCGAAACTGCTGGAAGCGATGCGCAAATTCAACAGCACGGCGCTGGATGCGGAAGACGCATGGTTCTCTAAGCCGCATTACGCGGCGGCGCTGGCGCAATTCTGCAAAGCAAATGGCATTACCGCGGAGCAGGTCGCTGGCGGGAAAGGCATTGGAGCGGCACGCGAATACGCGATCAGAGAGGCGCAGAAAGCGACCTATCGAGACACCAATGCGTTTTCACAGATGATCTCCGATCTCGGCAGATACCGCGGGGATAACAAGATGAAACGCCTCGGAAGCACCCTCACCGAAGGAATCCTGCCGTTCCGCAAGACACCAGCCAACATTCTGGTGCGCGGCGTGGAATACAGCCCTATTGGGTTCCTCAAAAGCATAAGCTATGACCTTGTGCAGGTGCAGAAGGGTAATATGCAGGCGACCGAAATGATCGACCGGGCCGCCGCCGGGCTGACCGGCACGGGGCTGATGATGCTCGGCCTTTATATGGCGAAAGAGGGCATTCTTCGCGGCAACGGCGGTGATGACGAGAAGAAGAAAAAGTTCGACGAGCTGCAAGGGCATCAGGAATATGCGCTGGAGATGCCAAATGGCACGAGTATTACGCTGGATTGGCTTGCGCCGGAAGCGCTTCCGTTCTTCGTCGGGGCAAACCTTTACGAGCAGATGCAGGCGAACAACGGATATCTCACTATGAGTGATATGCTTCAGGCCGCAAGCAATGTGACAGATCCGTTGCTTTCCATGAGCTGTCTGCAAAGCCTGAACGACGTTTTTGACGCGGTAGGATATGCGTCCTCCGGGGACACAAACGCACTAACCAGTGCGGTAGCAAGCGCGGCGACGAGCTATCTGACGCAGGGTATCCCGACGATCCTCGGGCAGGCGGAGCGCACGGGCGAAAGCGAGCGCATGACGACCTATACGGATAAGAACAAATTCCTGACGCCGGATATGCAATATGCGCTCGGCAAGGCCAGCGCGCGTATTCCGGGCGTTGACTACGGGCAGATTCCCTTTATCGACGCATGGGGGCGCACGGAAAACTCCGGGAGCGCGGTAGCGCGAGCATTTAACAATTTTGCGAATCCCGCGTATACCTCGAAGGTAAGCGGCAGCAAAATGGAAGATGAATTGAGCCGCCTGTATGAGGCGACCGGTGAAACCAAAGTCCTGCCGCAGCGCGCACCGAAATCTTTTACCGTGAATAAGGAAAACAAACAGTTGACCGGCGAGGAATACGTCAAGTACGCCACAAAGCGCGGGCAGACTTCCTATAAGATCGTCAGCGAGCTCACGGGACTTGCGAGCTATAAGTCCATGAGCGACGGCGATAAGGCAGATGCCGTTGCGAAAGCCTACGAATATGCCAACATCGTTGGGGAAATGAGCGTGAGCAATTACCAAACGGACGGGTGGGCGGCAAAGGCCATAGATACCGTCAAAAAAACGGGCGTTTCAGAAGCCCAGTATATTGCGCTCTATCTGGCGAAAGGCGGGATCAAAAGCCTGAAGGACAAAAACGGTGACACCATCAGCAACAGTGAAGGCTTGCAGATCATGGAGCTTGTTTATCAGCAGAAGGGGCTTTCCGATAAACAGCGTGCAGCCCTCTTTGAGGACTTCGGCGTCGGAAAGAGCATTCGCCATTGGAACCGCGCGAGGGTGGACGAGCAGCTTGCAATCATGAGGAGGAAAGCGACGTAAAGAAAAAGAACCTGTCGGACCACCGACAGGTTCTTTTGCCCCGTGGTGAATTTGCGGAGGCGGCATGATAGGCTCAATGGAGAACACCATAAAAATAAGGGGGCGTGAAAAATGGACAATGCAAAGCACTACGATGACGCAGAGATCGCTCTGATCGAAAGCCGATGCAAGAGCAATACGCATCGGATCAACGAATTACAGGAGCATCAAACGGCACTTGACAGGCTGGCAACGTCAGTCGAAGTGCTGGCGACCAAGCAGGAGACCGTCGAGGGCGATGTCAAAGAGATCAAAGAGGACGTGAAAGCCATCACGGGCAAGGCGGGGAAACGCTGGGACAGTCTGATCGACAAAGCTCTCGCGGCGCTGGCGGGCGCGTTTATCGCGTGGCTGCTGTCGGGGGTTGCCTTATGAAGAAGCTGAGAAAGCGGGACAAGTACGTCATCGCGGCAGTGCTCAACCTCTGCTGGTACTGCATTGCGGTGCTCGTATTGACCGCTCATGACAAAGTAGTGCCGGACAGCCTGACCGTCGCGTGGTTCGCTGCGTGGACGGCAGAACTCGGCCTGCTGGCGGGAATCAAAATCAAGGGAAAGGACGAATAACATGAACGAATTACTGAACAAGAGAATCGCAAACCTTCTTAGCGTGAAGAGCCTTGTGACGATTGCGCTGACGGCGACCTTCTGCGTGCTGACAGTACAGTCGAAGGTGACGCAGGAATTCAACACCGTGTACCTCATGGTCATCGCGTTCTACTTCGGCACACAGAACGCGGCGGGCAGCGCGAAGGGAGAGTGAGCGGTGTGAATATCCGCAAATATCCCGCGAACGCGGGCAACGTCGGCGGCACGCGCGCGGCGGGCGCAATCAAGTACATCGTGATCCACTACACCGGCAACGACGGCGACACGGCGGCGAATAACGCGAAGTACTACGCGGGCAACGTCGTGAAGACCAGCGCGCACTACTTCATCGACGAGAAGGAGATCGTACAAAGCGTGGATGACCTGCGCGTTGCGTGGGCGGTCGGTGGGAAGAAGTACCCGTCTTGCCCGCAGACGGGCGGCGGGACGCTGCACGGCCGCTGCCTGAACGCAAACAGCATCAGCATTGAGCTGTGCGATGAGAAGAAGAACGGCGTATACGCGCCGGGCGCGAAGACCGTCGCGCAGGCACTTGAGCTGACGAAAGCTCTGATGAAAAAGTACAACATCCCCGCGAGCAACGTCATCCGCCACTTTGACGTGACGGGTAAGCTGTGTCCCGCGTACTGGTCCGGCAGGGAGAACGCGGGCAAGTGGGAAAAGGAGTTCAAGAGCAGGCTTGTGGAGCCGGACTACCGCGAAGTGCTCAAGAAGCGCGCGGGGCTGCTCGATCCGACGCTCGACTACCTCGCGGCGTACAAGTACGGCAGTGACCTGATTCGCAAGCTCGCGACGATGAAATAATTGTGCCCGAATCGGGCACGGAAAGGAAAACGGGCGGGAGGCCTGCAATGTCTCCCCTCGCGTGAGCGCTCTGCAAGCCCCGGTGCACAGCATGGACAAGCAGCACCGAGCGATTCGCGCACAGTTATCCTCTATGGCCCCCAAGCGGGCCGTGGCGTATATCTTATCGTTTGAGCTGCCGCCCGATGAGGCGTACTGCCTTATTGAATGCGATGTGCGCGGGAAGAGCCGCGTCGAAGTCGCGGAGACGCTGCACGTCTCACCGGAGTACGTGAAGACGCGGCGACGCCGGGCATACAGCAAAATCGCGGACGGTATCAAAAACGCATAAAGAAGAGACCCTACAAAGACCTTTTTCAGGCTCTTTGCGGGGTCTCTTTTTCGTTATCATTGAGGCAACAAAAGGAGGTGCGCGCATGGGATATTTCGGCAACCTTTATCAGATGGGGTATAACCCCTATTCAGGATATGCCCCTGCAAGCCCACAGAACGGCGCAGGAGCGATGCAAGGCTTTGCGGGTCAAATTACCCGCGTGAACGGAAGAAATGGCGCAGAGGCGTTCAGGCTCGCTCCGAACAGCTCTATTTTGCTGATGGACGAGAACGACCCCATTGTCTGGCTCAAACAGACGGATGGTGCGGGGTATGCCACCGTTACGCCGTACACAGTCGCGCCGTATCAGGCGGCTGCGCCGGTAGACGTCAACAGTCTTGAAAACCGCGTGAAGAGATTGGAGGAAATACTCAATGCCAAATCCGATGATGCAAATGCTGATGGGCGGCGGAAGCAGAAGACCGAATAATCCCCTTGCGATGATCGGCGAATTCCGCAAATTCGCTGCAGGCATGACGCCTCAGAAAGCGCAGCAGGAGATTGAACGCCTTTTACAGTCTGGGCAGATGTCTCAGGCTCAGTTCCAGCAGCTCCAGGAACAGGCAAAGGAGTTCGTGCAATTTCTGAAATAAGCCGGTGCGCAACGGTTTATTTATAAAATTCTTTCAGGAAGGAGTTTTGACACATGGATAGTGGTATGTCTCTCAGCGATATCGCCGCGGTCACCCGCGGTGCGAACGATGAGAACGGCTGGGGCTCCGGTTGGTTCCTCATTGTCGTGCTCTTCCTCTTCATGTTTGGCTTTGGCGGCAACGGATGGAACCGCCAGGGCGAGTTTGGCCAGTACGCCACGGCCGCATCGCAGCAGGAGATCCTTTTCGGCCAGCAGTTTGGCCAGCTGAACGACCGCCTGACCAACATCGGCAACGGCATCTGCAATCTCGGCTACGAGATGCAGGGCGGCATCGGCCAGCTGGGCAAGGAAGTCGCGCTCGCGCAGAACGGCACGAACATGACCATCATGCAGACCGGCAACGACATCCAGCGCCAGATGGCAGACTGCTGCTGCACCACGCAGCGCGGCCTTGACGCCATCAACGCCAACATCGACGCTAAATTCGCAGCGCTCGAAAAGAGCCAGCTCGAAGGCCGCATCGCACAGCTTGAGCAGGCCAACAACCAGCTCTATCTGCGCGAGCAGATGTGCGGTGTCGTGCGCTATCCCAGCGGCTACACCTACAGCGCGGGAAACTCCCCGTTCTGTGGCTGCGGTTGCGGAAACGGCAACATTTGACGCCCTATTCGGCGAGGCAAGCGGGGCGGCAACAGCTGCTCCGCTTTTTAATTTTTTAGGAGGGTAAAAATATGAGTAAGTCTGCAATTTACACGACCAACGTCAGCAATCCCACCGTGCCGGTCGGCGGCATCGTTCCGGTCGGCTCGACGACGCGCCGCTATGGCTGCAACATCCGTCAGGACGGCAACGCGATTACGCTGTGTGGACAGGGCTATTACCTTGTCAATGTCAGCGCGACAGTCGCACCCACGGCTGCCGGTACGGTCAGCCTGACCGCACAGAAGGACGGCGTCGCCATCATCGGCGCTACGGCAGCTCAGACGGTCGCAGCAAACGGCGTGGCAAACCTCACTATTACGGCTATTATTCGTAACGCCTGCGGCTGTGACGGCTCTCTTCTGTCGCTGGCGCTCGACGGCGTGGCATCGGTCGTCAACAACCTTGCGGTCACGGTCGAAAAACTGTGAACGACGATTCAGATGCTCTGCTGCTCGGGATAATTTTGCTGCTATTTGCTAATGCCATAAATAATGTCGAAGCTGCAGAAAGCGAGGAAGAAAATGAAACTCATTGAAAAACTGTCGGCGATGGTCGACGAGGAAATCGAGGACGCGATGAAGTACGCGAAATGCGCCCTCGAGTACAAGGACGAATGTCCCGCTCTTGCGAAGACGTTTTACGAGCTTTCCGGCGAAGAGATGCATCACATGACGATGCTCCACGCCGAGGTCGCTGGCGTCATCCAGAAGTACAAGCAGGAGAAAGGCGAGCCGCCCGAGGGCATGAAGGGCCTCTATGACTATCTGCACAGGAAGCAGATTGAGAAAGCTGCAGAGGTTCGGACGATGCAAGGGATGTTTCGCGAGGGATGAGCGAGCCTAAAAAATGATGCACTATTAGCCAAAAAGGCCTCTGCCCGCAATGGGTAGAGGCCTTTTATGCGAGGGTAACGGCGGGGGTAACAGGATAGAAATATTGGGCATAATCGAGAATTTGCCAGAATAGTCTAAATATGAAAAAACCTCGAAACCGCAACGGTTTCGAGGTTTTTCTTGGTCCGAGTGGCGAGACTTGAACTCACGGCCTCTTGACCCCCAGTCA